GGATGAAGAGAGCTGTGGGAGAGAGCTCTCCTTGGACCACGTTAGGGTGTTTGCGATCAGCTGAGACATCCTCTGGGATCTTCCTCTGTCAGTCCTCTTCCCCATCACAGAGGCTGAAAGATTTCGGCGTACAAGGAGGTAGGCAGAGGCTAGGGAGATCTCCCCAACAGCGGCAGCTTGGAGGCATGCCCTCTTGTAGACATGGGCTAGACCTCTCCAGGCTTCACCCTCTGGGTCATCATAGAACATCACCAGAGGCGCCTCATAGAGATAAGAGGAAGGGTCGTTGAACAAGGCCAAGCTCTCTCTGATAATGAATCTTGTCACCTTGTCGGACAGATGTGTCCTCTTTTCAGGGTATGACATTCCTGATTCTCGGAATCCATCCCTTTCCCCCAGCCCCTTTTGGACGAGGGGATGGCGTAGGTAGATAGCAAGGGATCCAGATATTGCCCCAGCTAGAGACATCATGACAGGTAATGGTGTCCAGCGAACCTCCCCCAAACTTCGGGAGAAAAGGGCCTCTATGGAGAACTGAGCCACCGCAAGCGATGCCAATCTAATGACACTTCTGCCTCCTAGCCGAGAGATTTCTGCAATATCAAGATCGAGATGGATTCTGCCGGAGCCTCTGTCAGCAACGGCTGAGGCCGTGTGGGATCGATTGAGCTGTCTCCATATCCTCCGGCTACAAGCTGCAAAGGGGAGATGTGTCTCCCTCCCTTTGACAGGAAGAAGACTGATCATAGGAAGGATGTTCCGGGTGATCGACCTCTCGAGTGTAACCTGAGATGTATAAATGAGCGGGTTGCGGGTGAAGGGAACACTTTGAGGGATCACAGGAGATGGGATGTCAATCTCTTCTTCCTGGAGAGGCACCCAGTTGTGAGAGTTAGTCAAGAGTGTCAAGCTACAAGAATGATCTGGAAAGGGCCATGACCAGGCCACCAAATTGAGCTCTGCTACCATTTGTTCCTGGACCATAACAGCGTAGTCATCCTCCCCCCCGGAGATGGGTTGCGCAGTATCGGTTGAGAGAACACAATGAGAGGCCTGAGCGGATATACCAAGGATATTGGCACTCAGATTCCCAAGACGGGTCTGATAGCGATGACCGACCATACCCCCATAGACATTCCCAAGGTATGGGAGGGTATCTGATAGGGATATGTTTCCTCGTGTAGACGCCACATGGTCAAGGATGCGCAGCATCCCGGCACCAATCCCAGGTTGAGTGGCTATTTTGGCCAATTTTGCTACTGCCACATCAGGGGAAGAAGACGTGATGATTCTATATCCATGCTCAGACCTATGTTCACGTGTGGCCCTCCCAAAGTAGACCCTGTGGGGTCCTCTAGTATACTCGAGCTCTTCTCTGGTTACATTGCTCACCTCCACCTTAAATCCCTGTAGGTCTGATGCTGGCTCATGGTAGGAGATCTGGAGATCAGCTGGGGTGACCACACTTACTCCGACTAGGTCCGGTTGATCACCAGGTGTCCAAAACCGCCGCAGGTGGCAGGTGAATTCATATGCTGACTGGATTCTGTATTCGCTTCCATCTATTCGTTCCATCCTCATTAGGAGTCCATGGAACTGGCTGGCCCCTGTCGTCAGAATCCTTTGACATGGATTGAGGGTGTCATCTCCTTGGAGGAGACTTTGAACTGTTTGCGTGGAGGTAAACATCTTAAGGGCTGTCCTGGACACCCCAACTAGGGACAGGCCTAAGATGTCGGCCGCCAGGACAGGGTTGAGAGGAGAAAAAGAAGACACCAGCTTCCGAAGTTCCGTCTCATACTCCCCTGTGGCAAAGGAAACCATTTGGTAGATGTCCTCATTATGTGAGAGCCCCTTGACCCGGGAGACACTATCTGCAAGAATAGACATCTCGGGAGACCGTGATCCCTTGAGTGGGAGTGAATAAGGATCATCGAGGAGCCTTCCTTTGTCAGGAATCTTCTCGAACCATGCCCCTTTATGCAGGGTGTGCATGACACGACGGAGGTTCCTGGAGCCGCAGGACATGATCTTACAGGATCCTACCGCTTTACTTAGGGGATCAGCCCCTCCCTTGTATAAGAATCCAAGGATATGTCCAATTGGAAGCCCTCCCATTTCACCCGGATACTCCAGGAGACAAGAAATCATCCCTGTTGTCAATCTCTGACCAGTGACTTGAGGGAGATTGATTGTCTCTACGGGACGTCTGGAAGAAAGAGTCCCTAGATAGAGTGCAGTGTGAAACAGGGACAGCCAGTAGGCCTTGAGGGAATTCTTACATCGTTCTGCAGCCCCTAAACACTGACCGGAGATAGCACCCACTGAGTTGATAATCGATGGGAAGTCGGAGGCACTATGGGGAAAAACCCTACTGAATGCCTTGATCGAGGTGTAATATTCAACTCCTCTTACATAGACGTCCTTGGAATATGTGATGACCTCAGTAGAGTAGAGACATTCATCGAGGTTGAGCTCATGGCCTGCCTTCTCACACTCATCATTGGCAGCCTTCGCTATCTTCAATGCTAGTTCTTTGATTCCGCCCTTGTACTGCGCACTCAGAGTGTCAGGAATCCACGCAGTACATGTCTGATTATCCGCCTGCCCTATTATGTAGTATTTCATGCCAAATTGTTGCATGGCAAGATCAAACATAGAATACGTGGGGCAGCTCCAGACCTTTTGAGCCAATCCCTCTATACCTGCATCGTGGTCAGGCCAGAGAACGCTGCTCTCGAGGCCTCTGTGGAATAGACCTTCCGACTGAGCAAGGTGCCCGTTGGGAGGGGGGCATTCCTTCACACGCACTGACATGATGCTCCCCTTGAAGAAGTGATGTATAACTGTGAACACGCCAGGAAGTCCAAACATGTCCTCCATATCCATGGCAATAGGATCCACCACCTCATCATGGAAGTGTCCATTCCACCCTGAGAGATCAAATTCCTCATAGAGTCTCACCCCCCCTTTGCGCCCATGATCGGCAGTCACGTCCTGGAAGAGCTCCTGAATTTCAATCTTGCTGAGAGTCATAGTCTGGGGAGGCAGGTTTGGGAAGACAAATTCAGCTATATTAGCTTCCGTACACGTAAAGAAGGCTCTCATCTCAAACACCATCATACCAAACATACGGGGGTCGAGCTTGAATTCTCGCTCCTTAGGGTACAGAGAGACAATCATCCAACTAAAGGGAATGTCTCCCTTCCTAACCCTCTCCACTATGTCCTTGATGGTAATCTCCGGC